TTCTGTGGATGGCGCTCACGCTAAATTCCGAACTCATAGAGACAATTGTCCTTTTTTGTTTTCCTATATACTCTTTTCCAACGATGACGAACGAGGTTTCTTCTTCTGGGACGGGGAGAACAACTTCAGGTATCCACAAATTTCTCGTCATTTGGTAGACGGTGTAAACCTCATCGTTTTCTTTCAGTTTCAGTGCGTAGTAGGTGGCGTCTTCCGTAGGGATAATTCCCGTTTCGGTTTCCCTTTCGCCTTTGTATGTCCGCGCGTGGATGAGCGATTTCCACAGCGAGCCGTTGTTGAGCAGGACTTCCGTGACATCTTTTTCTTTCCACAGCAAGTGAGTAACGACTTTACCGCTTTCCAGCAACCGTTTGATGTATCCGCTTGCCTTTCTCTGAACTTCTTCTTCGGCATCCAGTGCTATTACGACCCAATTGGGCAATTTGTCCAAATCGGCTTGTCTGAGGGAAGTTTCTCCTTTTGTGGGGGCGATTGCGGGAATTCCGATGCTCCATAGGGCGAGCGCATCCAATTCCCCGCCTGCAAGCCATATATACTCCTTTTGCCAGTCAAAGTGAAGCGGGTAAAGGTAGGGCTTTTCCGCGTCTTCCTTCACAAGCGGGTGCATTTTCGTCATCCACCTATACTTTGGCTTTTCAGAAGTTCCACTCGCAAATACAAAAACTCCGTTTGTTTGTGACAACAGTCGCAATTTTGCGTTCACGAGTTGCCCTTCTTCGTTGTAAACAGGGATTACGAGATAGAAGTCATCGTTGTGTTTGAACAGTCCCAACTTTGCTTGTCTGATGATTTCCGAGGACAGTTTCCGTTGGGCTTTCAGGTATTCCACGAGGATAGGGGTTCTGAGCAGTTCTCTATGCATGTAATCCACAAGTTCTTCAAAGTTTCCGACAGTTTCTATGACCCCGACGCCTAAAATTCCGAGTTTTTCTGCAAGACCTATAAGGGTTGCTTCCCTTCCGGAGGGGCTACAGGCAAAGCAGTTCCAGTAGCCATTGGGGTTAATCCACATAGACTTGTGTTCGTCGTCGTGAAACGGGCAGTAGGCTTGATACTCGCCTTTGTCTTCTTTCCAAGTGGGGTCACAACCCCTCACCCGAAGTTCCGCCAAGATTTGCTCCAACAACCATTCTTTAGACTGCACTCCTCATCCCTCCTTTTGGTTTTATCCTATTTGTCGCCAAAGCGACATTACTCTGCTTACCCACCCTTTCAAGAATTTAACCAACTTTGGATTGTTTCTGACAATATCGCAATACCTGTAAAGCCTGAACTCAAGCATCTTTTTTGCTACTGCTGCGGCGTTCATTGACCGTGCCGCCTCAAGGGTTTTAGGTCCGATTATCCCGTCGACCTTAAGTTTCTTGTCTTGGATTAGGAACTCATTCAGTGCTTGTTGCAGCAGCTTAATTGAAGTCGCGACGCCCATATTTACTGCGGTATCAAAAACAACTAACCTGAGCGGAGCAGGGAGTTCGTTACACCTTGCTGCTTTCCAGTAGTTAGCGTAGTAGATTTCGTAAACTTCGTCGTCGCTTATCTTTGCAACATCTTGGGGTGGCAGCCCCTTAGATTTCCTGAACTTATCATACTCTCTTTGTGTTATACCCTTGTTTGTCCTTCCGCCGGGGTCATCAGGGTCGTCGGTCAATCCCCCTTCCCACTTTAGGACGAACTGCAAATCAGCCAGAAAGGTGTAAGGGAGGTCATTCCTGTTCGCCACTTCCTTCAGCCTCCTTTTCAAAGATGTCGGAAAGGTCTAACCCGGACGAGAATTCCAGCGGCGTGAAGAATGGTGATGGTGGTGATGTCATGTCAACGACTTCGCCCAAGACAGCCTCAATTGCTTCTAATGTCCATGTTGTTTCAATTTCAAGCATAGAACCTGTCGCAAGGACCACGACAATTTTATTCCCTTTCGTCGTGAACAGAACAACTCCATCCGTGTTGATTAACACGGTTTTTTTGTTGACTGAACCCTTTAACCATGCCATATCATTTCACCTCCAACTAATTGGGATTAGAAGCGCTAACCTCACTCATCACCTTCCTTCAGCAACTCCCTGAAAGCTTCTTCGTCGTCAATAACTTCTGCTGTTTCGTAAGGGCTAACTTCCCATTCATGCTTGCTGACGAGTTTGTTCCACACGAAAGATTGACCTCTCTTTCCGACTGCGGGGTCTTTGAGGTATGCGGATACTGCTGCAAGTGCGCTCCAAGCATCGCCTTTCAGTTTAACGCCGCTTCCGAGGAACAAGCGATAGTTTTCAAGTTCCTGACGCAAGTAATCTCTGATGTCTTTGTCCTTAGCCCTTGTAGTCCCGAGCAAGACCATTTTGATATCGGGTCTGGAGATACAAATCATTTGGTCAACGACTGTCCAGATGATGCCGATTTGAGCAGCCATTTGCAGGACGGTTGTGGGTGGTCTACCGAAGGGCACGGGGACTTCCACGACAACAAAGCAGTCTTGCAAGTTTTTGAGCGCCCAATGATAGAGTTCTTTGAAATTGTTGATTGTGACCACTCCCGCTTCGTTGATAATTCCGCGCTCTACTTTGACATAGCCCACACGCTTTAGCCCTAAATCAAGCCCGATTATCGCCTGACTTTTGTCTGACATATTCATCCCTCCTTATTTCAAATTGTTTCCCTTCATAGTTTGCCATGACTATCCCGTCCTTGTTAATGAAAATAACTGGCGTCACACGAAACGAATTGTCGGGATATAACTCTATCACGGCAAATCCCTGTGCCCACATTCTCGCATCATCGTAATGGGGGCGAGGCAAGCACAGACAAGGAATTACCCAAGCGCCCCTGATACTTCCTGTGTAGTCCATCTGCAAATACTGGGAGAAGTGGTGGTAGTGGAAGGTCAAGATATTTTTTAGAGTTCGCAGGAAAATGCAGCGGGCTGTGTTGACGGCGCTTCCGCTAATTCCCATTCTACCGCCATGTTGCACAATCAAGTCTCCTAAATAAACCGTTGGCGCGGTATCCGATTGAACGGGTTGGGGGTAATCTTGATAATCGAGGAAGTGCCAATTTTCCAAGCCTAACAGCCTTTGCAACTCCAACTCGGGAAGCATTGCGAGTTCCGGCGCTTTTGTGTAAAGGTAATGCTTTAGCCTGAGTTCGTGATTTCCGCACATAAAAATTTTCTCCGCTTTAGGAAATGACTTATCAAGTGTTTTGATTAGTTCCTTAGCCTGCCTTATTTCTTCGGCAAGTAACAATCTCCTTTCGGGGGTCCTGACGAACCTGCTGATGGCGTAGAAGTCAATGAAGTCCCCCGCAATGATTAGGGCAGAAGGTCTGACGGTTTTGGCAACTTGGAGGAACAGGTCAAAGGCGGCGGCGTCGTGGAAGGGGACATGGACATCCCCTAAGGCTATAACTTTTGTTTGTTCTTTTGTCGCCACCCTAACAGATGTCTGAGGGGTGACGACTTCAACTGTTAAGGGTTTAGCATTCATCGTGCTGACCCTCCTTCAAGGAGCATTTTACCCCCAAAGAGGCAAGTCCAAACATCGCAGACTGTCAAGAACGAAACTTAATGGCTTGTGACAATATAAGTGTAGCACACTACACACAAAGGGGTGATATCAGATGCGCAAAATGTTGATGACTTTAGCAGCCTTAACTGTTGTCGTGTTTGCTTTGGCGCTGCCGAAGGAGGACGAAATCAGGCAGCATGTCTTAGGACCGTCTGTTCAGATTGCCTTGTTTGAGGGGCTGGGCGGAGCAACGGCGGAGTGGAAAGTTGCAGGGTCGGGCACGGTCTTCAAGAAGGGCGACAAGACTTACATCTTGACGGCAGGTCATGTCGTTGAACTTGCCAAGCGAGAAGTTGACCAAGAGCCCCAGCCCGATGAGGTTGCAACGGGAGAAAAAGTTGTCAAGTTTGACGATGTAATGGCGATTGTTGAGCGAGAGCGTGACGGTATCGTGACAGCAGAACTCCGTGTTAGATGCCGCATTCTTCGTTTCTCCCCCGACGAGGAAAAAGGTGGCGATGACCTTGCGGTGCTTGAACCTTACGAACCTGAAATGTTTCCTTATTCTGCAGTTCCGCTCCCCAAAGACAAAAATCCATACCCCGGGCAGCCGGTCTATCACTGCGGCAGCATGCTTGGGGAGTTGGTTAACTCCGTGACTTTTGGGGTTATATCGCACACGGCACGAATGTTGGAAAACAAGCCTTTTCTACAACTTTCAAGCACGGCGCAACCGGGCTCTTCTGGTGGCGGGATTTTCGTTGTTGTGGATGACAAGTGTTACTATGCGGGAATGTTGACGAGGGGAGCGGGAGAGACAATCAACCTCGCAGTTCCAATTTCTCGTATCAGAAAAGCGCTTGCAAAGTGGGGGTTGGACAACATTTTGGACTAAGATGCGCAATAGAAATGCACTGTCAACACCTCCTTTCTGCCCACTGCTAATTAGCAGTGGGTTTTTACTTTGGTTAGGGAGGGAATTCTTCTGCATCTTTTTCGTTGATATAGAGCATCAACAATGCCGCCCCTTCTACTGTGTCTGCGAGTTCCTCTATCGTTACTTTCTGGGGCGGCATCATTTCGGAAAAATACAAAGCGATTACTTCTATGCTTTCATCTTTTGCGTCGAAGCTTACCCCCAGCGAGTAATCTCCAATTCTGAACCAGTAAGAAAAGCAGCTCCCTGAAATGTTGGTTCCTACGGCGTATTCGCAGTTGTATTGTGTAGCAAGTGCATGAATAAGCGCTGTGACAATTAGTTTAATGGCTTCGGGTTTTAATTCGTTTTTTGTGGAAGTGCCATATATATGCCGGGAGACCATCCTGTCTTTTGTCATTTTGACTTCAATGTAATATTTGGAGGGTGCTCTCCCGAGCTCCACCGAAAACTCAAACCCCAACGCCCTTATCTTCTCCCCTGTCTTTTCTATTAACGGCTTCAGATACTGCTTAACTTCCTCCAAGTATGCATCAGGCATTGTCCTCCGCCTCCTTCCTTGTTTGTTTTAGTAACAAGAATGAGTTAACGATAAACTCGGCGAATTCTTCGGTTGTGTATGTTTCCATTTTCTCCGAATTGAAAGCGAATATTTGGCAGTATAACCTACATTCGTTTAAATCTGCCCGCATTTTTACAGTGAAGTCGGGAATGTTAAGGGCAAACTCGGCGTTCCAATACATGCCCCATACCATATTTGGCGTGGGAAACTCCAAGATTTTTGATAACATGTAGATTAGTGAAGCCATTGCGCCCCAGTGTAATTCCGATAGATGATAGGTTAGTTTAATTTCATCGCGAATTAACGGTGGCATCTTGTAGCGAACCATGTAGCGTGCGGGTGTCCTGTAGACTTCAAACTCTGCGTCCATTCCATTCTCTTTTGCCAAATCACGGATTTTTTCCCACAGTGGTTTAACGAACTCATTTACGGCGTCAACATAATCGAGATATCTTGGCATCATCAATCACCTCCTGATGCTCTTTCGTATAATACAATCATCGACATAAGGTCGTCAATGACTTCATCGAATTTTCCTTCAAGCACGAAGTCTTCGCGGGTAATTTCCAGAAATACTTCTTTTCCTTTCAACGACGCCGTTACAGAAATTCCCTCGAAAATATTTGGAGAGAGTGGGTGTATTATTAGCGAAAAGCGCCTGTGTTCTCGTTTTTCGTCTGGCATGTCCATTGTGAGTGTCCAAACATTCGCTAACTTCTTTACGATATATTCGATTAGTTTTATTACTATTGCTTGTTTTGTGAGTTTTCCTGACAGCAGTATGTAGATGAAGTTGAGTTCGTTTAGGTCATATTCGGAGAGGAAGCGTTTCTTGGCGTTTAATCTGGCAAGGGCGCGGTTTATTTTCTTAATGCAGTCAAGCACATATTTGTTTTCTTTCTTCTTCAGTTTTTGTCTGATTTGTTCTGCGTAAACGGCGAATTCAATCGTTGTCATGCAGGAACACCTCCAAAGCCAAAGTTAGTGTGCATATAAGCCTGCGCAGATATTCTTCATATGTGTGCGGCACTTTATCTTCTTTGCCTTCCTCGCGAATGTGTATCACCGACCCGTCGGGGTAGACATACCACGAGATAACTTCTTTTTTCTTCGTCCAAATCCAGAAGACCACCCTGAAGAAGCCATTTTCATCGGTCCAAAGTGCGGAGATAAATCTCGATGATGCCTGTTTGACGAAAATTTCAACGATTAGTTGCGATACTGACTTCCAAAATTCAATTGGTTCCATTCCTCGGTAGAATGTCTTTCTAATTATCGTGCCTTTTCCATCACGGATACTTACAATGATTTCATCGTCGTAAGTTTTCTTCGCTTCCACTTTCCAGTTCATTCCGACCTCTTTGAAGACACATTCAATCGTTTTGAAAATTTTCAGCATCTCTTCGAAGTTCATAACCCTACAACACCTCCTTGTTTGCTATTTCATGTAACGATAGGGTATAAAATAAGTCCCTGATTGCTTCTTTTATGTCAGTGTAGTCTTTCCATTTTCTTACACCATATATTACAGTTGCTTGGACATCGTTTTCTGGGCTTAGAATGATATGAATTGTCGGCAGGTTTTGATTTGATGTGTGGGTTATGCTTATGTGCATTGTTTTCTTTTTGTTTGCAAAGTATGAGGTGGAATACCATTCTGGGAAGGCGTTTGCGATAGCTGCGCGCAAGAGCGCATCAAAAAACTCAAGTTTGTCTTCGGTCGTTTTCAGCGTGAGCTTTGTGTGATACAGCATGTTATAGAAAAACACTCTGAAGGGATGGAAATGAACATCAATGTAGGAGACGCGGACA